CACCGAGGGCATGACCGCCCCCATGATTGCTTCCATCCTCCAACTGGATAGGCAGTGACATGGAACACCGGCAATGCGAGGAGTGCCGGGAATCGAAGCCCCTGACCCCCAAGTATTTCCCTAGGGCCCCGGGCACCCAGAACACCTATCGGTACATCTGCAAGAAGTGCCGAAGGGCGAACGAACGCAAGGCTCGATTAGCCAAGATCGAGACCTCGGCAATCGACAAGTTCTCCAAGGCAGTGGTCTCGGGCGGGTCCAACATCCCGCACACAGCCGAACTGCTAGAGGCCCTCATGCACTACTTCGGTGGTGCCAACGGGTTCGCAGCCTTGGCCATGAAGCAGTACTTTGAGTCCCCTCCGGGCAGCCGGATGCGGAACTCCCTCCTTGAGATGGTCGTCCGTCTGGCGGCCAAGAACACCGAGCAGGGCGGGGCCAAGAAGCCCATCGACCTGTACTCAGAGGAAGAACTGGATCAGGAGATCAACAAGCGGCTGGAGCAGGCCGTGGTCCTGTATGGAGGCAAGTTCATAGATGCGTCACACGAAACACCCCTCCATGCCCAACTCCCCCCTCCCGCAAGTCCAGACCATATCGGAGTTCCAGCGGGACGAACTGAAGACCTTGCAGTCCGAGTTGAATGCGAGGCGGATCGAAGCCTTAAGGCTATACAAGCCAACGCCGAAGCAGTGGGAGTTCCACACTTGCATGGCTTCGGAGACGCTGGTGATCGGGGGGAATCGGTCGGGTAAGTCCCTCTGTACCTTCGTGGAGGACGCATGGGCCGCAACTGGAACCCATCCCGTCGAAGACAAGTACAGAAAAGAAGGCGGGAATCTCGTCATCATCGGCCAGAACTGGAAGCACATCGGTCTGGTCGTAGTGCCCTACTTGTTTCGTGCCGGGGCCTTCAAGATCATCCGAGACGCCCAGACGGGGATGTTCCGGGCATTCGATCCAGTGGCCGACGCCGACCGGCTGAAGGAAGCCAAACCAGCCCCGCCGTTGATCCCGCCTCGGATGATAAAGAGTTTTTCGTGGGTCCTGAAATCGGCGGGCTACCTCAACTCCTGTGAGTTGATGAATGGGTGGACCATCTACTGCTTCTCGTCAGAGGGAGACCCACCCCAAGGCTTCCAAGCAGATAGGGTACATATAGACGAGGACCTGAATAACGAATCATGGGTCCCGGAGATGCAGGCCCGACTTGCAGACCGGAAGGGGTTGTTCAACTGGAGTGCGATGCCTCACTCCAAGAACGAGGCTCTCATAGGCCTGAATGAGCGGTGCGAGAAGGCCGAAGAACAAAACAACGACCGGGACATCAAGCGGTTCGTCCTCAGGTTTCTGGACAACCCCCACATCGACTCCGACGAAAAGCGGAAGATGGTGGAGCGGTGGTCTGCCATCGGAGACGACGTTCTCAGGCAGAGGTCCGAAGGCGAGTTCATCACCGACAGCATTCTGGTCTACCCGAACTGGAACCCCAGCATTCACGGGTTCTCTCGGGACGGGCTGCCCAACGGGCAAGTCCCAGCGGATTGGTGCCGGTACGCCATCATCGACCCGGGCCACGCAGTCACTGCCGTCCTGTTTGCGGCAGTCCCCCCGGACGAGAAGACCATTCTCCTCTACGACGAACTGTACATCAGGAACTGCAACGCCATCATCTTTGGGCAGGAGTTCGCCCGGAAGACCTCAGGGCAGCAGTTCTATGCTTTCTTGATCGACGCCCACGGGGCCCGCCTGACTGACATTGGTTCAGGCAGAAGCCCGCAGGAGCAGTACAGCGAGCAGTTCGCGGCCCTCAACATCAAGTCCCGGGTGACCGGCCACAGTTTCATCCCGGGCTCAGACGACGTTCTGGCTGGGTTGCAGTGCGTCCGAAACATGATGCACATACGGCCATGCGGAACCGCAAGGCTAAGGTACATCCGAGGAACTCTCCCTAATCTCGAAAGGGAGATGAAAAGGTATAAGAAGAAAGTCACTTACGTTGCCGGGACATCCGTGGTCACCGATGAGCCCAATAAGCGTGGCGAGTTCCATCTAGTGGACTGCCTGCGGTACTTGTGTGCCTATGACCCCGAGTACCACAAGCCCGAGCAGCACACCGAGGAGCCGTGGTACGTCGCTTGGGCCGAGAAGCGGCGGAAGAGTCAGGGGCAGTCTGGCGTTGTCTACTTGGCCCCTAACTCTTATTCCGAGACTTGGATCGCCTAGCCAATGACTCTTGTTCTCTAGCAAATCCCTCCTGAAGATCGAGTCCGTGGGTTGAGCCCCCACTTGGACAGCGGCCTTTTGGAGGATGCCATGCCGGATTTCAAGATGCCGGACCTTGTCGTCGGTGACATGGTCCTCTTCTACAGCAACCCCTTCTCGCCCCAAGACCCGTCCATGGGCTGGGTGACGAAGAAGCCGGGGGCACAGGCCATCACCGTTCTGGTGTACGCCGAAGAAGCCGGGTTCGTGGAGAAGCCCTCGGTCCGCCACCGGGACGACCCGTTCTGGAAGGAGTCCGACACCGCCGTGGCATGGGGCAAGTGGGGGTGCTTTGAACTCCACCCCCAGACCAAGGCCCTCAAGGAACTCCAGACCCTCATCACCAAGCAGAAGATCGAAGCCGCCAAGAAGAAGGAGTCCTGACCATGCGTAAGGTAGCCCTTATTTTGGCCCTTCTTGTGTCGCCCTGCCTTGCCTATGGGCAGAACGGGCCGGTTCGCCAGACAGCCACAGCAACCGCCCAAGGGGTGGCCCACCTTCTGGCTCGGTCGGGTCGGCTCTTTCATCCGGGCGGCAATCCCTACTCCTACGAAGGCGTGGGCATGGGAAGCACCCCGGAGCAGGCCCTCAGGAACTGCTGCTATAGCCGTTCAGGGATGAGGGTTGCGGATCAGGGTGTAGCCCAAGACTCTCGGGGTCGCTGGTTCGCCTGCAAGCGGTATGTCCGTTAATCCCTAGGAACGGACATAAAACAGGCATGGACGAACTAGCCCCAGAACTGCCTGCCGAGGGGGCCGAAGGCGGCCTGCCGCCACTCCCGGACGAGAGCATCTCCCAGAAGAAAATGGAAGATGCCCTTCGGTCTATTGCTACGTCTTGGCTCGCCAAGATCAAGCAGGCCGAGAAACACGCCCGTCCATTTCGGGAAGACGCGAAGGAGTGCATGAACTTCTTCGATGGTCATGGAGATTGGTTCTGGAAGCGGGGGGCCGGGAGCGACAACACGGCCTACTCCAAGATTGGTCCTCCGTCCTTCAGGATGACCATAAACAAGGCGTTTGAGGCCGTAAAACTCTTCGGGTCAGTCATCTATTCCCGGAACCCAGTTCGGACGGTGACTCCCCGGAAGTTCCCGGTCATCACCCCGGTGGCTATGGGGATCGACCCCAGCCAGCCGCCCCAGATCGACCCCATGACCGGGCAGCCCATGCCCGACCCACAACTCCAGCAGTTCATCCAACTCTCCCAGCAAGTCGGCCACATCGAGGAGATGAGGGCCTCGGTCTCCCAGTTGATGGAGGCCTACCTGAACTACACCCCCGTCGAACTGAACCTGAAGGAGCATTCCCGCAGGGTTGTGGACGAGGGGATCATCAAGGGAATGGGGGTCTGGTGGACCGAGTTGGTGGAACTCCCCGGCTCGCAACCCGGCCAGACGTTCGGGATCGTCGGCTCGTTTGCCGACTCCGTGGACAACCTTGTGATGGACCCGGACGCCGACGAGCAGGAGGACATCCTGTGGTGTGCAAGGCGGTGCGTCCACCCGATTGACGAAGTGGCCGCCCAGTACGGACTCGACCGGGAGTCCCTCAAGGGCCACCTAGAGAGTTACGTTTCCCGCTCGGCAGAAGAAGACCGGGACTACAAGCACAAGAAGCGGAACGGCAAGACCAACGACCTGATCGTGTACTGGAAAATCTGGAGCAAGACGGGCTTCGGCCACACCCTCAAGGGAGCCCCCAAGGAGTTCCTTGGGATGTTCGATAGCCTTGGCCAGAACTGCTACATCGTGGTCGCAGAGGGAGTGGACTTCCCCCTGAACTGCTCCAAGGAGATCGCCCTTGAAGCCCCAGACGAATCAGGCCTGCCGCCCACCCTGTTCACCCAGAGCCGCTGGCCGATCCCCTTCTACGCCGATGTGAACTGCTGGCCTTGGACGCCGCTCCAGTTTCACCGGAAGCCCGGGTACATCTGGCCCATCAGCCATCTGAAGCCGGGGTTGAGCGAACTCAAGTTCCTGAACTGGGCCCTGTCGTTCTTGGCGACCCGGATCATGGTGTCTTCCAAGACCATGGTGGGCGTGGCCAAGGCTGCCGGGGACGACATCAAGGACCAGATTCTCAGGCACGAAGAGAACGGGTTCTCCCTCATCGAACTCTCCGAGACCCTTGGCCGGAGCGTGAACGACATCGTTTCCATCTTCCAGATGCCTCAAGTGACGCCCGATATGTGGCAGATCATGCAGGCCGTGATGGATATGTTCGACAAGAGAGTCGGACTTACAGAGTTGGTATATGGCATGACCCGTAACCAGTTTCGGTCAGCCGCCGAAGCACAGGTCAAATCCGAGCAGATTTCCGTAAGGCCGGACGACATGGCCAATGCCCTAGAAGATGCCATGGGGATGTTGGCTAGGAAGGAAGCATTGGCTGCTCGCTGGCTCCTCCAGAAGGAAGACGTAGCCCCCGTCCTCGGCCCTCTCGGCGGCGAGGTCTGGCAGGCCATGATCCAGAACATCGACATCAACTCGCTCGCCCGGGAGTACGACTACCGCATCGAGGCCGGTTCTGCCCGGAAGCCCAACAAGGCCGGGAAGGTGGAGCAGATGCAGATGGCCCTCCAGACCCTTGGGCCCGTCTTCCAGAGCATGATCCCGATGGGCGTCGTTGAGCCGTTCAACAACCTCATCATCGAGTGGGCCAAGTCTCTGGACATCGACCCCAAGGGCTTCCTGATCCCCAAGCCGGAACCCCCGCCGCCGCCTCCCGCTCCCGCTGACGGTCCTCCTCCAGCCGAAGGCGGGGCTCCGAGTGGTGATGGCGGCGGTGGGGCACCCCCACCTGAAGGTCCTCCAGCCCAGATACCCCCGGAGTTGAGCCCAGCATGATCTCCGAGTTCATGCCCTACGACATTGCGAACGCCGCCCCTGAAATCCAGAGGCATTACCTGAAGATGGTCTCGGAGGGCCAGACGCCAAGGTTTGCCGAGATGGCTGCCCTCCAGAAGCCCCCGGGCACAAGAGGCACTGACCGGGCCTTCCAGCAGGGCAGGCTCGACGGCAACTGGATGGACGAGATGCCCGTCCACATGGCCCGACGTATATCCCGGGAAGCCAAGGCCGCAGGCATAAGCACGACCGGCAAATACTACATGAGCGGGCTGGCCGACAAGCGTGGCCACTGTGACCCCGAGGCTTGGGTCTCGGACCTGTCGGATGTCCGCCGTGTTGCCAAGAAGCGGAACCTTGAGGTCCGGGGCATCGTCAACGTGGATGCCGAGCCGACCCCGCCCAAGAACGTGGACTTGGACCCCAAGATCGCCCGCGATCTGG